TGAGCGTGGCGGAGATCCGGGCGGCGGAACGCCTCGACAATTCGACCCCAGTCCCCGTGTCGGATGGAGTGCTCAAATGACCGTGCTCGCCGAGGAACCCCGCCTGGAGGTGGTGGCGCTCGAGACCCGGGCCGCCACTATCAGCGATATCAGTTTCCCGCAACGGCTGATCCGGCTGATTGTGATGCCCTACGAAACCCCCACCACCGTCTACGAGCGTGGCCGGTGGGTTGAGGAGGTCGTCAGCCGCGGCGCGTTCGGGAACATCCAGGGGCGCCGCGACGTGAAAGTGAACCGCGGCCACGTCATCGAACGCGTCGTGGGGAAGGCGGTCAGGTTCCAGCCCGAACACGACGACGGGTTGCTTGCCGAGTTGCGGATGGGAACGACCGCTGACGCCCAAGATGCGCTCCTGCTCGCAAACGACGGGCTGCTGGGCGCGTCCGCCGGCTTCATGCTGAAGACGGTGCCGTCCACGCGGCGGGCGGAACCCGACGCCGAAGTGTGGGAAACGAAGCAGCGCCGGCGGTTGAACAAGATTTGGCTGCACCACATCGCACTCACCGCCGACCCTGCGTATGAGGCGGCACGCATCCTCGACGTCCGCGCCATCCGCGCCGCGGAGGCTCTGGAACCTGTCGAGCCGCCGGCTGCGCTGGTCGCGACGCCGCTGCTGGATCAGGTGCGCCGCTGGCGTTTCGAAGACAGATTCGGTAGCGTTTAGTTTCGAGAGCTCGGCCACGGAACCGCCCCCGATGCTGACCGCCTGAGCGCGGGTTCCCGGGGATTGAAGGGGGAGTGGCGCAAAACCATGGTTAGCCCGGTTCGCGCCAATAGCGGAGGTTCCACGCGCCATGAGCGCCACAGACAGTGTGATTGCCCGCCTTCAGGCGGAGGAAGAGCAGCATCTCGGGTTCATCGACACGCTGATCCAGGACGCCGAGCACAGCGGACGCGACCTCGCGACGCACGAGCTCGAGCGGATCGGCAAGGAGCGCGAGCGGATCACCGAGATCCGCGCCCAGCTCGGCCCTATCCAGGAGATCAGCCGGATGAACGTCGAGTCACGCGCCCGTTACAGGGAGATCGTCAGCCAGGTCGAGCAGGCCCGCAACCCTGACAGAGGCCCCGTCGAGTACCGCAGCGCCGGCGAATACATCGTCGACATGTGGCTGGCCAGGCAGGGCGACGAGGACGCCAGCTCGCGGCTCGACCTCTACAACCGTGCCGCCGCCCACCAGACGACCGCGGGCACCCCGGGGCTGTTGCCGGTGCCGGTCGTTGAGCCTGTCGTCAACTTCGTCGACGCCAGCCGGCCGCTCGTCTCCGCGCTCGGCCCCAGGCAGCTGCCCGGGCAGACCTGGACGCGGCCGAAAGTCACCCAGCACACCAGTGTCGCGTCGCAGTCGGCGGAGAAGGCGGAGCTCGTCAGCCAGGCGATGGTCATCTCGAAGCTGACGGGAACCGCCTACACGTACGGCGGCTATGTGAACGTCTCGAGGCAGGTCGCTGACTTCACGCAGCCGGGGGTGATGGACATCGTCATCGGCGACCTGGCCGCCCAGTACGCGATCCAGACCGAAGGCTACGCGGCAACCACGTTCGCGGCCGCGGCGACCGCCGGCTCGACGTTGCCGACCGGGCCGAACACCGCCGACCAGATCTCCGGGGCGTTGTGGGCTGCCGCGTCGGCGATCTACGCCGCCACCAAGGGCATCGGCCGCGTCTTCGCGGTCATCCCGCCCGGCCTGCTGGCCGGCTGGGGGCCGGTGTTCCCGCCCTACGGGCCGATGAACCAGCAGGGGCAGGGGTTCACCGCCGCCACCTTCAACAGCGGCCTCGCCGGCGTGATCTCCGGCATCCCCATCTACGTGTCCAACGCTATCGCCGCCAACACCGCCCTCGTCATGTCGAGCGCCGCCGGGGAGGTGTACGAGGACAGGATCGGCTCGCTGCAGGTCGTGGAGCCGTCGGTGCTCGGCATCCAGGTCGCCTACGCTGGCTACTTCAGCGCACTGGTGATCGAGTCGACCGGGATCATCAAGATCACGAAGACCCCATGAGCGAGGAGCTGCACGAGACACCGGCGCCGGAGCAGCATGAGGGCACCGTCTGGGACGCACCCAACCAGCAGACCGTCCGTGAGGATCAGTCGGCCCCATGGGATGAGGGCACCGGCGGCGTCCCCGGCCAGGGCACCGTCACCGTCACCGAAACCGGCGCGGTTGTCGAGCAGAAAAGCGGTGACGAGCTCGAGTCGATGACGAAGGCGGAGCTGCTCGAGCACGCCCGCGAGCTCGGCGTCAGCCCCGCGAACAACGACATGTCGAAGGACGAGCTGCGGGAGGCCATCGACAAGAAGAGCAGGAAGGCGTAGTGGCGTACGCGACCGTCGACGAGCTGCAATTCCGGTTACGGATCGACAATCCGACCCAATTGCAGCTCGTCGGGTTGCAACGCGTCCTGGACGCCGCCGCCGGCGAGATCGACTGGTTCCTCGGCACCACCGTCAACCCGCTGGTCTACGACCCGGAGCAGGTGGCGATCGTCACCGAGGTCAACCTCCGCCGGGCGCTCGAGCTCTGGCATGAGGGATTGGTCGCCTACGGCACCCAGGGGCTCGGCAGCGACGTCCCGCTACGCGCCCCGCGGGTTCCGTTCGAACGCCACGCCGCCGCGTTGGCCCCGTTGAGGCATTCGTGGCCGGTGGCGTGAACGGCGGCGTGATCGGAGCGATGGCGGAGCTCGCGGACGCGCTCGAGCCGCTCACCGACATCTTCCCCGGCCTGCAGGTAGGGGCGTTGTTCAACGGGCAGCCGACCCCGCCCGCGATCGACGTCTACCCGGGCGAGGACTTCCAGCTGGGGGCCGGCTTCGACGTCGGCTCGGTTCAGTGGTTCTTCACTGTCCGGGCGCAGGTGCAGGTGACCGACCCGGTAGCCGGACAGACGCTGTTGCTCAGGTTGATGGATCCGACCGACCCCGGCTCGTTGGAGGCCGCGATCGTCAACGCCGACGCGGGGACAGTGGTCGGGGTGAGCGCGTTCCGTGAGTACCCGTCAGCGACCGGTGACGCCCGCCTGGTCGGCACCGAATGGAGAGTGAGCGTGTTCGCATGACCAAAACCACGTACAGGGTGACCGCCCCGGTCGGCTACATGGGCTACCTGCCCGGCGACACGTTCGACGCCGACCTCGACGAGCAGGAAGAGCAGCGGGCGATCAGGGCGGGCTGGATCGAACCCGCCGACAAGACCAGCAAGAAGGGAAAGGAGGGGGACGGTGCCTAAGCGGATCGCCCTGAAAGACCATGTGATGGTCAACAGCGTCGACCTGTCCGATCTCGCCCGGTCGGTCAGGTTCAGCTCCGAGCACGAGCAGGTCGACGTGTCCGGCTTCAACCCCGCCGGCGTGAACGAATACCTCGCCGGCGCCACCACCCAGTCAGTGACCGTCGAGTTCTACGGCTCCTACGGCACAGCCGAAGTCCACCAGACCCTCTACCCCATCCATCAGAACCGGACGATCGTCCCGTTCGCCTGGCGACCCGACAGCGCGGTGGTAGGCCCGGCGAACCCGGAGCTGCGCGGCAACGTCCAGCTGCTCAGTTACGGGCCGGGTGCGGAACGCGGATCCGCGGACACGTTTGAGGCGACGTTCATCACCGCCGACGCGGCCGGGCTGGCGTTCGCCACCACCTAGATGGACTACATCGTCCTCGAGGGTGTCAAGCCGTATGACGGCCGTTACGAGCTCGACCTCGAGCAGCAGCCGTTCACGACCAGGGAGTGGGGCTGGATCAAGCGCCACGCCAACTACCTGCCATTGACCGTCTGGGATGGGTTCCAGGGTGGCGACCCGGAACTGTTCGCCGTCTTCGCCGTCATCTCTCTGCGTAGGGCGGGCCGGATCGACGCCACGGAGGCGCAGGGGATGTTCGACAGGCTGCAGGACACACCGCTCGGCGCCGTCCGCTACGAAGCCGGCAGCAACCCGCGGGAGCCGGCAGACGACCCTACGGGAAGCTCGAACGGGAACAACGGATCTTCTGGCGCCGGTTCACGGACGAGCTCGGAACAATCGGATCCGACCCCGCCAGCTTCTGGGATCCCCGTATCGGCTACTTCTCAGTCAGACCCGGTGATGTGGGCGAGCTAACCCCGCAGCAGCTGCTCGCCTGCCTCGACCTCTACCAGGAACGCTGAGGTGCCAGCGACTGCCGAGCATGTGCGTCTCCTGGGCTACCGGGAGCTGCAGGCAGCCATGAAAACCTATGAGAAGGACGTCCGGCTGGGGATGCGCCGCGAGCTTCGCCAGGCCGCCGAACCCGTCCGCGCCGGCGCCGAATCACTCGCCCGCAGCGAGATCCCCCGCATCGGCGAACGCTGGGCCCGCATGAAAGTCGGGCTCACCCGCACGAGCGTCTATGTCGCCCCACGGGAGCGTGGCGTCAAAGGCCGCGGCTACTCGAGCCGCCGCCGCCCCAACCTGGCCGGCCTGCTGATGGACAGGGCGATGCAACCCGCCCTCGACCAGCACTCGGAGCAGGCGGTCAGGCAGATCGACGGGCTGCTCGACCGGGAAGCCGCGAGGTTCAACCGTGGCTAGAAAACTCGTCGTCCAGATCGTCGGCGACACCCGGCCGCTCGAACGCAGCTTCAAAAAGCTGGGCGGCCAGCTCGCCGCCGGCTACATCGGTTTCAGCACGCTCGAGAGCGCTGTCCGCGCCAGCTTCGACGAGATGGCCAACCACGCCCAGGTGTCGGCGCAGACGACTGCCGCGCTCAGGTCGACCGGCCGTCAGGCGAACGTGACCGCGAAACAGATCGAAGAGCTCGCGAACACCATGCTGCGCAAAACCGGGATCGACGACGAAGCAACCCAGTCAGCCGAAAACCAGCTATTGGCGTTCCGGAACATCCGCAACGAGGTCGGCGCCGGCAACGACATCTTCAACCAGGCCACCCAGGCGGTCGCCGACCTCGCGACCAGGATGAACCGGGGTGCTGTCCCCTCCGCCGAACAGATGCAAGCCGCCTCGATCAAGCTCGGGAAGGCGTTGAACGACCCGGTTAAAGGGCTGACCGCGCTCCGCCGGGTCGGCATCCAGTTCAGCGACGCGCAAACCCAGCAGATCAAGAGCCTCGTTGAGGCGGGCCGCACGATGGACGCGCAGAAGCTGATCCTGCAGGAGCTCACCCGCCAGTTCGGCGGCGCCGCCGAAGCCGCCGGCAAAACGCTCCCCGGCCAGATCGCGATCCTCCAGGAGTCGCTCAGGAACCTCGGTGGCGACATGGCGAACAAGTTCGCGCCGGACGTCATCGTTGCGGTGAACGCGCTCGACAAGCTGGTCGGCGGCCTCAAAGACGTGGACAGGTGGAGCCATAAGTCCGGTGGAGGCCTCGTAGGTTTCGCCAGGAAAGCCGTCAGACACCTCTATCCCGGGGCGGCCATGCGGGCGGCCATCCCCGGGCCGATACAGCAGGCGTTCCGGCTCGGCAAACACTTCTGGCCGCACAGCGGCCCCGGCTCGCCGCTCGGCGCCGGCACCCCCGCCGACATGCGTTCCACGCTCGCGCCATTGGTGCCCGCCGGGTTGTGGCTGCCCGAGCCGCCGCCAAAGGTGCTCGCCACCGTCGAGCAGAACGCCCGCAGACAGGGTGCGGCGATCCGGCAGGCGTGGGCGAAGGGCGCCACCTCGAAGCAGGCACGCGCACAGGTGGCCGCGGGTGCGCGTTACAGGGAGCTGCGGAACACCTGGTTCGACCAGATGATCGGCCGCCAACTCGGCCGGGTGCAAGACCAAGGCCTGCCGGGCCAGCTGAAGCGGCTGCGTGACATAGCCAGCGAGATCCAGAAGAAGCTCGCGGACACGCACGACCCGACCCGCCGCCTGACCCTGCAGGACAGGCTGCTCGACATCACCCGGCAGGAACGGGACGTCCACCAGCAGATCACCGACAACATCAAACAAGGCAACCAGGCGCTGCGGGACAGGGCTGATGCGATCAAATCGGCGGTGCTCGGCCAACTCCAGGCCGGCCAGCAGCAGCTCGAGAACCGACAGCAGCTGCAGGACGCGCTCAGGCAGTTGGCGGTCGCCCGGGCGATCGGCGGCCCGATGGGCATCCAGGCCGCCGCCAGGGACGTGCAGAAGGCCAGGTTCGCGATCAGCTACGGACGGCTTGAGGCAGCCCCCGCCCGGCTACGAAAAGGCGGCGACTTCGCCTACGGCGGCGTCGTTGTGAACGTTCACGGGGTCACCGACCCGGAGAAGGTCGCCCGGGCGGTGGTGGCGGCGATCGAACGTCGGAAGCGGCACACGGCGCCGCAGTCGCGGGGTTCGGCGATCGACACGAGTGCGCCCCGCTAGTGGCTGACCCCGCTGGTGTCAGCGTCGCCTTCGACCCGGTCTGGACAGAGCTGCCGGCGTGGCAGCGGCTCGACGACACCTACAACGTCAGGTCATGGGAGATCGACCGGGGCCGCCAGAACGAGATGAGCAAGACCAGCACCGGCACCGCGGTCGTCGAGCTCGTCGACCGTGACGGCGACTTCGACCCCACCAACACCGCCGGCGCCTTCTACCAGCTGCAGCCGCTCTCCCACGCCGCTATCGCGTTACAGAACCCGACGACGTTCGTCTGGTCGACCCTGTTCCGCGGCTACGTGTCACAGATCGTCTGGGAGCCCTACCAGCGCGAGGACGCCGCCAACGTCACCATCCACCTCGTCGACGCATTGGCGCTGTTCGCCGCCTGCGAGATGCGCCCCAACTTCGGCGACGACTTCGTGCAAGGCAACATCGTCTTTTACGAGGACACGAACCTGGACGCGGTACAGACCCGCATCAACAAGGTGCTCGACACGCTCGGCTGGCCCGCCAACCTGCGTAGCGTTTTCACGGGGAATGTCGCGTTGCAACAGACCGTGTACGCGCCACGCTCGAGCGCCCTCCAGGTGTTGCAGGACGCCGCCGACGGCGAGTTCCCCGACATCGCGAACGTCTACATCGGCGGCCCCAAAAACCCCGGTGAGGTCGTTTTCCACGGCCGCTTCGCCCGCTTCCACCCCGAGGACGTCAGCTACGGCATCGAGACGTTCCAGCTCGGCGACGACACCGCCGCCGCGGCGGCGTCAGGCACCGTCAGGATCTCGCCGCCCCTCACCGCATCACTGGACGACACGCTCATCTACACATCGGCGCTCGCGACCCCGCAGAACATCGCCGACGGCGACATCCCCGGCCAGTACCGTGAAGACACCACCTCGAGCGCCGCCAAGGGACTGCGTACCTGGTCAGCCGAGAACCTGACCACCCGCAGCGGCAACGGCACCGACGGCCTCGACGAAACGAAAAAGTTCGCCGACTACTACGTGATCAACTACGTGAACGCGAAGCTACGCGTCGGCGCGTTGACCGTCAAATCACGCAAGCTCGACGGCAGCCCCGGCTCGAACGCCACCTGGCACCTGCTCGGCGCCGTCGACATCAGCGACATCATCCACCTGACAACCACGCATGGCGGCGGCGGCGGCTTCAACACCGACTTCTACGTCGAGGGCGTCCACTACCGCGCCCGCCCCGGCGGCGACGCCCCCATCCTTGAGCTCACCCTGGACGTGTCCCCGAAAAGCGCCTACGACTGGAACCCGTTCTGACGCAGAAGCATCACATCATGCACGGCCGCGACCACAGCCCCGGCGGCTCGGATCCGTTCAGCTCGAGCGGCCAGCCCGCCGGGAACGTGCTCAGCGCCGACGGCGTCGGCGGCATCCAGTGGGCGCCCGGCGGCAGCGGCGGCGGTGGCGTCAACGACCCCCGGATCCGCCACGCGTTCTACGCCTCAACCGCCTGCAACGCCACACCTGATGCCGGCCTCGCAACAGGTAACTTCTCCATGAGCTGGGGGCTGGTACATCGTTACGACGGGAACCCCTACCCGGATCCTGGCTGGATCACCCTCCAGCCAGACCACGCACACTTCGCGCTGAGCGCCCCGTCAATTGTCGAGTTCACCGTCTGGCTCAATCCCGACTTCCATATCCTGATCCCAGCGGGGAACGACAAATCCGGGATCCTCTTTCGGATCACCGCCGGGCTTAACGGCTACAACGGCGGCACCACCGACGCTTACGAGGATGCGGGGCTGGTGACAACCTGGGTATGGGCTGGCAGCTGGGGCTACCCGCCCCAGGACGCGCACAGGCCGGTGATACGCGGTAGCTCGATCGTGTTTCGCAACAACGTAGGCACGACAAGCCCGCTGATCTCCGTGGCGGGCGGCTGGGAAGGCATCGACGGGGCATGGCTGGGAGGCACGACACCTAGCTGGCGTGGCTACCTGCTCGCGAAGAAACTCAGCCCGTGGTGAGCTGGTGGGAGAAGGCGTACCTGGGCGGCCCGATGGTCGCCGTCCAAGGGTTCCCCCGGCCGCTCTACCCGCCCGACGCGAACGTGCACCCGGCGAGCGTCGACGGCCCCGACGTCGAAGCCTACAAACGCACCGTCAGCCGGGCGGGCCGCTGGCAATGGCAAGCGTTCGACCAGGCGTACTCGAACGGGTTCGCGCACGGCCGCAACGGCGGCAACGTCGGCTCCAGCGGCATCGAGGGCGTGCAGCGCCAACAGAAGATCGAGGCCACAGGCTGGATCGGCAAAGAGACGTTCAACACGCTGCGTTCTATCCGCATCCCGGCCGGGTTGCCGCACGCCGGCGAAATGGCGATGGACGCCCGCTCAGTGGAGCTGGTCAACGCGGCCTGGCTGATGTTCGAAGGGCAGGAGCCGCCACCCCCGGGCTCGAGCTCGAGCGCCCGGGCGCGACTCGAAAGAGCCACCAGCCAGCTCGGCGTGAAAGAGGATCCGCCCCACTCGAACATCTGCGTCTATAGCGACTGGTATGGCGTTACGGGCCCGTGGTGTGCCATGTTCGTCACCTGGGCCGACCAGACCGGCGACAGGCCGTCAGAAAGCTTCCTATGCGGCAGCAGCTACGCCTACGTCCCCTACGTCGTCAGCGACGCGCGGCTCGGCCTCAACGGATTCGCCGTCACCTCGACACCCCAGCCCGGCGACCTCGTCTGCTACGACTGGTCGTGGGATGGCGAACACGACCACATCGGCCTCGTCGAGACGCCGCCCGACAGCGCCGGCAACTTCGTAGCGATCGAAGGGAACACGAGCGTGTCGGACAACTCGAACGGCGGCGAGGTGATGCGCCGCACACGCAACATCTACGGGCAAGGAACCGTCTTCGTACGCGTCACCGAGCCGTGACGCTCGCGCTCAGCGACGCGCAAACGATCGTCACCGCCGTCATCGGCTTCCTCGTCATCGTCGCCCTACTCGTGTTCGCAAGGCTGATGCTCGCCAAGGTGCCGCCCACCTACCGGCGCTACCGCTTCGGCGTCTTCGTCGAACGCGACGACGATGATCAGCGTCCCCCGTCTCCCACCCCCTGAGCCGGGGGCAGCGGCGTCCGGGCGCCCGGAACGACGGACGGCCCCGAAGGGCCGTCCGTGTCTTACCGCGGCGTGAAGGAGGAGCGTGTCACGGCTTCCCACCAGCCACGGAAGCCTCCAACGCTGTCAAGAGCTGCTCAGGAGCCACGCCAGGATGGCTCCGAGGTGGGTCGTGTAGAAAAGCGCGATCACCGTGAAGACGATCACGACAGCAAGCAGGTTGGCTCGGGTGCGACTCATCGGGTTGTCTCCAGCTCGGCCGCGACCGGCAGCGTCCTCGCAGCCATCGCGAGCGCGACCACCCAGCCGATGAACGTCCAGCCGAGGAACAGGTTGATCACGAACAGCGACCCCTGGTTCGGCAGCTTGCGGATCGCCGCGACGATGGAGGGCGCGAAGTACAGGGCGAACACGAGGGCGATCGTGGTGATGCTGCTCATTGCTCTACTCCTTCATGTGAGGGAAACCGTGACAAGAAGGAGTATCGCCCGCCAGCCGGCTGGCCGGTAGCCCCCGAACAGGGGAACTTTCTAGCGGCGGTTCCGCCAGCGGCGGCTACCCCGCCGGCGGCTGCTCCTGTTCGCGGCGGCGGCGTTCTTCGTGGTAGAGCTCGCCGACCCGTACGTGCGAGATACCGGCCTGCTCGCCGATGTCGCGGTATGACTCGCCTGACTGGACGGCCTCCCAGATCGCCATGCGTAGTTGCTGCCTGGCGCGTTCGACCGTAACCGTGGCCCGGCGCACGGCGTCCAGGTGTTTGCGGGCCATCCCCATAACTCTTCCGCACATACAGCGATACCCCCGGACTGTACGAGATTCCGAACAGCAGGGGTGGTTTCATGTTAGGGTTGCCGGGCCGTCCTGTCTTCGCCGCTTGGTGAGGCTTCCAGGCTTCCGGGGTCGCCGCACCTCTGGGGCCGCGGGTTCTCACCGGCGTCTTCTGCGGCTGGCGGGGATGGGGCGGCTACGCCTGGCAGGCGTCGAACCGGAGGCGAGGGCGTGAAGCCCCGTAAGGGAAGAAAAGGCCGCAAAGAGCGACGCGAGGATTCTCCCCTCCGTTTGCAGGGCATTGTTGCCTTAAGAGGCTTTGTGTTCCCTTGTGTTCCGTGGCGCTTGCGGTGTCGGCTTGGTAGACACGGCCAATGCTCATGGAAGCCAGCCGCCTAGACCAACACCACCCCTGGACGCCTGAAGAGATCGCGCAGGCAGGCAGCCTGCACGTCAAGACCGTGCGTGCACACATCCGCGCCGGCCTCCTGCCCGCCACCCGCATCGGCCGCCGCAAGTGGAGGGTCGCCGACATCGACGCCCGCCGCTACATCGGCGACCACTCGTGACGTGAACGACGACGACGACCCCACCATCGTGACGATGGAACTACGGATCTGCGCACTCTGTCTGGACGGCAAAGAGGGCGAGTGCCATTCGCCTGGGTGCATGTTCTGGATGTGTCCCGCGATCACGGCTGAGCAGGCTGCACGGCTGCGCAGTTGGGCGTTCACCGACATCGCCGCCGCGAACCGGGACGTGTTCTCGTGACGCTAGACTCGAACCTCCAGAAAGGCCCCGCGCTGCAGGGACTACAGCCGGGGCCCGACACAGGAGGGTTCAGCTCCCATGCGGCATCTAGCCTACCGGCCCCCGATCTGGTGGCCCGTCTCTGGCGCGAGCTCGTGAAGGACAAGAGCTACCGCGCCTACCCGCTCGGCCTCGAGGCCGGCCACTACCTGCGGGCGAAGGGCAAGAGCCTAACCCCGTCGTCGTACCGCGACTACGAGTCGTGCCTCCACAAACTCGCCATGCACTTCTGCGATCTCGAGCTTCGCGACCTCGAGCCGCCCATGGGCACCGAACGTATCGAGGAGCTGCTCGAGCATTACTGGGGTCGGCGAGCGCCGCGCACGTACAACAAGAACCATTCCATCCTCTCCGACTTCTTCCTCTTCCAGGTCAGGCGTGGCCGCATGGTCGGCAACCCGATGCTGACGATCGACAAGGCGAAGGCCCGCGGCGTCGAGCGCACCACTTTCACCCGCGCGGACAGGGACGCGATCTTCGCGACCAACCCTGACCGCAGCGACCGGCTCGCCCTCCGCCTGCTCCTGGATTACGGAATCAGGAAGGGCGCGTTGCAGCTGATCCGTTTCGAGCACTTCAACCATGAACGGCGCACCCTGACGATCTTCACGAAGGGCGGGGCGATCCGGCCTCTGCGGATCCCCCAGCCGGGGTTCTGGCTCGAGCTGGAATCGTTAATCCTCGAGCGGGACGCGCGTAGCGACCACTACCTGCTCTACCGCACCAAGGCCGTCCCGCACGGCCGCAAGGGCGAACCGCGGCGCATCGACACCGTCCGCTTCGTCGACGAGCCGAAGGGCGTCCACGGGATGCACAACTGGTGGTACGGCTGCCTGGAACGGGCAGGCATCGTCGAGCCCGGCGAGACCTCTGGACAAAAGATGCACAAGGCCCGGCACACCGCCGGCCAAAGGCTGCTCGACAAGACCGGCAACCTGAAGGCCGTCCAGAAGCTGCTCGGGCACTCGTCGATCTCGACGACCGGCGACATCTACACCGACTGGGACGAGGAGCAGCTCGCCCAGTCTTTGCTCGCCGCCCTCGACGAGATTGAGGACGACGAGTGAGCTGGACGCTCGTCACGAACCCCGGCATCACGGGGCCGCCGCGGCCGCTTCAGGCGGTCTGCCATGACCGCTCGCCGTTTGTGACGATCGTCTGCGGCGGCTGCGGTTTCGAGATGCACGTCCACGAGACGCAGCTGCCGTCGCTGCCGCGCACGGAGATCGTGACGCTCTGCAATGAGTGCGGCGAGCTGCTCGAGTTCCCGTCGGGGTTCCTCGCGGACGCCTTCCGGCGGCTGCGCGTAGAGGGCTGGATCGCCTGATGAGAATACGGGTTACAACCCCGATTTCGAATCGTTCCCTACCAGTGGTGCCGCAGACCGCATGGTTGAGCCAAAAATGGAGGCGGCGGGAATCGAACCCGCGTTCCGTTCCCCACCAATTTGCAGGGACTTTTCAGTCGGATACCGACCTACCTGCGGGCTCGTTTGAGACAGTAAAGGTTCTAGACGCCGACGCCAACTGGGGCTTCCAGTGGATCGGCTAGGGCTCCCCTCCTCGCGGCAAGGCCAGGCGCGGCAGGACAAGGCCGGGCCCAGGTTCGGCTCGGTTCGGCCAGGCGTGGCTCGGCTTGTCGCGGCAGGGCAGGGCAGGGCGCGGCGAGGCCAGGCCAGGCAGG